CTAAATGCATCATCTTTGGTGCTAAACATATCAAGTGTCTCTGCTCCAGCTATCGCTAGTGTGGCAAGCGGAGATTTATTAACTGCAGAAATAACTGTATCAATACTAACGAGCTGGAGCTAAAATGAGTCTAACACCAGAAGATTTAGCCTTCTTGAAGAAGATAGGTCAGATCGAAGAAGCACCAAAACCTGCACAAACTAAAGAGAAGGATAAGGAGTAATAATGGCAATTTTTTTAAACAACACAGCTGTAGTAACTTTTAATAGCGTTGATCTATCAGCGTATGTAACAGCTGTAACTATCAACCAAGCATTTGATGAACTAGAAGTCACTGCTATGGGCGATACTGCACACAAGTTTGCTAAAGGACTAGAGGCATCAACAATTACTCTAGACTTCCTTAACGACAATGCAGCATCTACTGTAATTCCAACACTTCGTGCTGCCTACGGTACAACTGTACCTGTGACAATCAAGCAAGCAAGTGGTGCAACATCTGCTACAAATCCGCTTTACAGTACTACCGTTTTAGTGAATAATCTACAAAACATCAACGGTGCTGTTGGCGATATATCATCACAGAGCATCACATTTACCTGCAACAGCGTAATAACTGTAGCGGTATCATAAGGAGAAATAATGGCAAAGCTAAAGATAACAAGGGCTAATGGCGAGGTAACAGAACACAAGATCACGCCAGGTGTCGAGTACGCTTTCGAGTTAAAGTACGGCGCAGGAATTAGCAAAGTCCTACGTGATCACGAACGTCAAACTGAGATTTACTTCTTAGCGCATGAGTGTTTACGTAGGGCTAACGTTACTGTACCTGTATTTGGTATTGAGTTTATTGACAGCCTAGAAACTGTCGAGGTATTAGACGAAGAAAAAAAATAATACAGCGTGATTCTACGCTCTATGCGATAGCAAGTTTATCTGTAGAGCTAGGGATCGCGCCTAGTGAGTTCATTGACATGGACCCAGAGATGTTACGGGCTATTGTGCAAGTCTTACAAGACAAAGCTAAGGAGATCAAAAATGCCAGTAAACGTAACAGGCGTTAAAGAGCTCCAGGCCGCTTTAAAAGTATTAGACCCTAATCTTAATAAAGAGATGCAAACAAATATTAAGAATGCCATGATACCTATTAGAGATCGTGCTAGAGGATACATGCCAGCCAATTCAGAAGTGTTATCTGGATGGGGCAAAGTAAACGTCACAGCTGAGCAAAAGTACCGAGCATTCCCATTCTATGATCAAGATGTAGCACGTAATGGCATTGTTTACTCTACTGGTCAAAGCAGACGTAATGCTGCTGGATTCTCACTTGTAAATTATGTGGCTAACAAATCAGCATCAGGTTCAATATTTGAAACTGCAGGCCGTAAGCAAAGAGGCAGACAAGGTGAATCACTTAACCCTAATGCTGGCATTCAATTTAACCAGGCAGCCGAAAACCTAAGCTCTATGAAGGGTACTGGTCCGCAACGTGGTAGAGCAATATTTAGAGCATGGAATGAAGATGAAGGCAAGGTCTATGCAGCTGTAGTTAAAGCCATAGAAACCGTTGCCACTAAGTTTAATAACAGTCAATTAAAGAGGGTTGCATAATGGCAAAACCACCAGCATTAGTAGTCTCAGCCTTAGCAACCTGGAACGGTAAAGCACTTACTAAAGGCAAGAAACAAATATCTGAGTTTGATAAATCAGCACAAAAACTAGGCAAGACCTTTGCTAAAGTATTTGGATCAGTAGCCTTAGTATCCTTTGGCAAAAATGCAGTTAATGCATTTATAGATTCAGAGAAGGCAGCAGCTAAACTACGCACCACGGTTAGCAACCTAGGTTTAGAGTTTGAACAGCCAGGTATAGAGACCTATCTAAAGAATCTATCTTTGCAATTTGGAATAGTAGATGAAAACTTAATCCCGGGATTTCAGCGTTTACTTATAGTCACTAAGGATGTTGCTCAGGCACAGAGTTTATTTAACACTGCACTTAACGTATCAGCAGGTACTGGCAAGGATCTCACAGCTGTATCTACTAGCTTATCTAAGGCTTACTTAGGCGATAACGCAGCACTAGGCAGATTAGGCGTAGGACTAAGTAAGGCACAATTAAAGTCAGCATCATTTTTAGAAGTACAGCGCACACTTAACACTAACTTTGCAGGTCAGGCCGCAGCAGCTGTAGAAGGCTATGCAGGCAGTATGGCTAAATTAACTGTAGCCGTAGATGAATCTAAAGAGGCAATAGGCAAGGGCTTATTAGATGCCATAGCAGCATTATCTGGCAGTAACGATATAAATACATTTACTATAAAGATGGTTAATGCAGCTGAGAAGATAGGCAACGCATTTAGGACTGTAGGCGATGTAATAGGACTACTCAACCCAAATGCTAGCATTAAAGTAGGTAACAAGTTTGTACGCAGATCAGATGTAATGAATCAAAATCAAGGCGGTTATTCAGGAATTCCAAGCCAAAGAAAAGCCGAGACTAAAGCAATTAAAGATGCTGTTACATTACGTAAGCAAGAAAATACTTTAATCAAAGCTAAGACCGCCGTAGATCAATTAAGAGACAAGTTTGATGTAGAGCGCATAGGACTTACGGCTGCATTAAATGCTGCAGTAGATGAGGAAACTAAATTAAGAATTAGAGCACAAATAGCAATCCTAGATAATAACGAGGCTTTGTCTAAGAAAATACTAGCCGAATTGGCAGCTGCTGAGGCTGCTAAAAAGTTTGCAGATAACTTTGATTTTGCATTAGATGCTGTTAAAACAATGACTTCTAAGATAAATGCGTTTATTGCAAGTATGGGAGTCACGCCACCATCTACAAGCGCAGCACCTACGTATTCTTATGCCCTATCTACAGCCCAAGCAACTAATGAGAAAATAGCCGCATTTGAAAACAAAGTCGCACTGGAATCTACAAGAGAATTAAACTCACGCATAAGTGAATTTTTAAGTCAGAATAATGCTCAGCGTTCTTCTTCACAAGCCCCTATGGATATTAAAGTAACTGTAGATGCAGGTGGCGACAGGCTAAGTCAGGCTATAGCAGAGAGCATACAGGTAGCAACTAGGTCAGGTTATTCAACAGTACCTAATGGCTTTATAGCATGACCGTACCAGTAATAAATGCAATAATTAACTTTAGCACTGGCCCATCTTTTGCTCAGGCCATGATTATTGACCAAGGTATTTTAGGCACTAACGTACTAGCAGATTCAGCAGCTGTAATTGTAGATGTATCAAACAAAATAAATCGTATTGAGACCAACAGGGGACGCACTGCATTGTCAGATCAATTTCAGACAGGTGCATTGACCCTACGCATAGTAGATCAGAATGGCGACTTTAATCCGCAAAATGTTAGCGGGCCATATTACAATTTATTAACACCTATGAAGAAGGTGCAGATTACTGCAACCTTTGACGGTGTCACTTATCCCATCTTTTCTGGATTTATTACCTCTTATGTAACTACATACCCAGATGATTCTGGTGAAGATCTAGCCATAACAACAATACAAGCTGTAGATGCATTTAGGTTAGCCCAGATAGCACAGATTAGCACAGTTACAGATGGTGATGCTGGACAATTATCTGGCACACGTATTAACAAGATACTAGATCAAATTGACTGGCCTGATTCAATGCGTGATATAGATGCAGGTCTTACAACTATGCAGGCAGACCCAGGCACTAACCGCACAGCACTACAGGCTTTAACTACAGTAGCTACCTCAGAGTACGGTGCCTTATATGTAGATGGATATGGATCATTTGTATTTCAAGATAGAGCAGTAACCGTTGGATCTATTGGTGGCACACCTACAGTCTTTGCAGATAATGGCACAGGTATTGTTTACTTTGATGCGAGTTGGATTCTTAACGATGTATTAATATTTAATAAAGCCACTATTACTAGGACTGGTGGCAGCGCACAGGTAGCATCTAATCAAGCGTCTATAGATAAATACTTTTTACATAGTTACTTCTTAGACAACCTACTTATGCAGACCGATGCAGTAGCCCTAGATTATGCCCAAGCTTATGTGGCTAGTAGAGCTGAGACCACGATTCGATGTGATGCGATAGTCCTAGACCTATACACGCCTAACTATGACACAGGTGTAGTAGCAGCCTTGGACCTAGACTTCTTTGATCCTATAACCATTATTACTACCCAGCCAGGTGGATCTTTGCTAGAGAAGACCCTGCAGATTTTTGGTGTACGCATGAACATAACACCAAATAGTTGGAAAACAACCTTTACAACACTAGAACCTGTCATAGATGGGTTTATAATAGGCAACGTAGATTACGGTGTCTTAGG